CAAACACTATCGTAGCAGGTCAGATTACAGGTAATTTAATCGCAAATAACGCTGTTTCTGGAAACAATATCGTATCACCTCCAGACATCTTTGACGATGTGTTTTTGTTTGGAGGTATGTAAATGATTCAAAAAGTTCGTTCACCACTATTAGGAACGTCAAGTATTACTGGTAATTTAATTGGTGCTACTGCTGTTTCTGGTAATAATGTAACTACAAATGCTATTCGTGCTAATAACATTGTAGCGGGGCAAGTTGCAGGTAATACGCTTGCAGCAAATCTACAAATATCTTTGACACAGGTTTTTGAAACTGCCAATGTTTATACGACAGCAGTTGGTGGTAACGTCAACATTGATTTACAAAATAACACAGTGTATTTCTTCTCTTCAAACACCACTGCGAATGTGACATTCAATCTAAGAGCAAATACACAAAATACTCTTGATTCTCAATTGTCAATAGGTCAATCAGTGACCACAGCAATTTTACTGAAACAAGGTGCAACAAGATATCGTGCGAATGTTTATGTTGATGGCACGTTACAATCACCTTTTTATTTGGGCAATTCAGCGCCTTCTCATGCAACAACGCAACAGGAATCAATTGACATTTATTCGTTCAATATTATAAAAACGGCAGCGAATACATATACAATATTGGCAGCAAACTCTAATTTCCAAAAAGCGGCAAATCAGAATCCATAAAATATGGCAACTATAAACACAAGACAACAATTCAAAGATTACTGTTTGCGCCGACTTGGTTGGCCTGTAATCGAAATTAACGTAGACGATGATCAAGTAGATGATCGTATTGATGATGCCATAGCATTTTGGCGTGACTATCATTATGATGGAACAGAAAAACTGTTCATGAAACATCAAATTACACAAGAGGATATTAATCGTCGATGGATTTATTGTCCAGATGCCATACAATTTGTTATTGGTATTTTTCCGTTTGATCAATCAAACGCATCAATCAATATGTTTGATTTGCGTTATCAGTTACGCCTACACGATCTATATGACTTTACTTCAGTGTCGTATGTGTCATATGAAATTACTATGCAGCATTTGCGTACACTGAATCTATTGTTCTCTGGTACGCCACAGTTTCGTTTTAATCGTCACCAAAACAAAGTGTTTCTTGACATTGATTGGACACGTGATGTAGAACCAGGTGACTTTGTTGTAGTTGAATGTTATCGTCTATTAAAACCCGATACAGTTACGTTAACGGGCACAGTTACAGGTGATCCATCATCAAATACAATTGTAGGATATGGCACAAAGTTTGATCAGGAAATTGTACCGTTCGATTTTATTACGATTGGTTCAGAATCAAAACAAGTTGGAAATATTGAATCACCAACAAGTCTTACTTTAATTGGACCGCCCACACTAACACATAGCAATTCTTCTATATCAATTGAAGGTATTACTGATGTATGGAATGATCGCTTTCTAAAACAATTAGCTACCGCAAAAATCAAAAAACAATGGGGTAATAATCTTAAAAAGTTTGAGGGTATTCAAATGCCGGGTGGTGTAACTCTTAATGGTCAAAAGATTTATGATGAAGCCGTTGAAGAAATTAAAGAAATGGAAGAACAAATTTATATGATGGGTTCATTACCATCTGAAATCTGTACTGGATAATGACCACTAATTTTTATTTTAATAATTTTCCAAGCCGTCTTGCAGATGCTCCAATTACATCAGAGCAACTGCTTGTGGAAAATCTTGTCATCGAAGCACTCAAGATTTATGGTCTTGATGTATACTATTTGCCACGTTCTACACGTGATCAAGTAGATTACTTATTTGGTGAAGATGTTCTTAAAGAATATCGCACTGCACATCCAATTGAAATGTACATAGAAAATATAAACGGTTTTGACGGCGATCAAGATTTTATTTCAAAATTTGGTTTAGAAATTCGTGATGAATTAACATTACTTGTTTCACGACTACGATTTAGATATACAGTCAATGGATATACAAGACCAAATCAAGGTGATTTAATTTATATACCAATGACAACTTCTTTTTTCGAAATTACTGATGTCGAATCTGAAATTAATCAAGCAATGTTTTACACATTAGGTCGTGGTCGTGGTGGTAATATATATGTGTATGCGTTAAAGATGAAACAATTTTATTTCTCTAACGAAATTATTGAAACTGGTATTGCCGATGTTGATAATAATATTCGCGACTACTATAATAAACTTCGTATTTCGTTAGGTTCAGGTTCAGGTAAGTTTCTTAATGATGAAATTGTATATCAAGGTTCCAATGTTTCGTCGGCCACAGCACAAGCATTAGTTTATGATTTTCAACCAAATTCTTATATTGATGTATATCGTATGCAAGGTGATTTTACTACGTCAGCCAACGTAAAAGGTAACACAAGTTCTGCTCAATGGACGGTGACAATTGCATCTGATGCACCACTACAAAATACACCATTCGAAGATATTATTGACAACGCACGTGTCGAAGCAGCTAGTGATGGCATTATTGACTTTACCGAAGTAAATCCGTTCGGAGAACCTTAATGTTAGGTAACTCTCAATTTTATCATCGTACTATTCGTAAAATGGTGATTGTATTTGGCACAATGTTTAATGATCTTGAGATTGTTCGATACACACAATCTGGTTCACCAAAAGAAAAACTGAAAGTGCCGTTATCATATGGGCCCAAAGAACGTTATCTAACACAGATTACTTCTGATCCGAATCTAATTAAATCGGTTAATTCTGTAATACCAAGAATGTCATTTAATCTTGACAGTCTTGAGTATGATGTAAGTCGTAAACAGATTTCAACGTTACAAAACTTTGCTTCTACTACAAACACAAATGTTGCCACACAATATGTTCCTGTGCCATACAATTTTGAGTTTAGTCTTTCAATTTTTGTTCGTAATACCGAAGATGGCACACAAATACTAGAACAGATTTTACCGTTTTTTACACCAGACTTCAGTGTTGTGGTAGACTTTATACCCGCAATGAATCAGAAGTACACAGTGCCAATTATACTTAATTCTGTATCATCTACAGTTGACTATGAAGGAGGAATATCTGACGGTACGACAAGAATAATTATGTGGGATTTAACGTTTACTGCTAAGAGTTTTATTTGGCCACCTGTTAAATCTAACAAAATTATTCATCAAGCAAATACAAATCTCAATATTGATCTTACTTCTCAACTTATACAAAAAGTTTACGTTGACTACGCTAATGGTAATAATGTATTTACCACAGGAGAAACGATTCGTGATTCAGCTAATGGTTTCTTGGGCACAGTAGAGTATTTTAGTAATACTTCGCTAGGCACATTGGTAATTACTGGCGGCAATAAGTACATTGAATCTGGATATACTTTGTCTGGTGATTACTCTGGTGCTAAGTATAACGTATCTACAACTGATATAAGTTCAATTAATGCCGTTGCAATAATTACAGAGCCTAAACCAAACACTGCTGCGCCACCAGAAGACTTTGGTTTTATCGAAACAATTAAAGAATGGCCTGATACATTATGAAAAAATTAAATAAAAATTTATCTGAAATTTTTGATATAGAACCTATTAAAGAAAAAACAGTAGAAACATTGCCTATTGTAATTGAAGAATCAACAAATCAGATTGATGCTGATGCCGAGTTTGCTCGTAGCAATATGCGTAAACTTATTAATAATGGTAATAAAGCACTAGATGAATTATCATTTGTTGCAAATCAGTCAGAGTCACCAAGAGCATATGAAGTCTTAGCCACAATGATGAAGAATCTGGCCGAGATGAATAAAGACTTGTTAGAAATTCAGAAACGTAAAAAAGAACTTGTACCTCAATCTGAATCTAACAAAGGAGTTAATATAGATAAAGCAGTCTTTGTTGGTTCTACTAACGAATTACTTAAAATGATAAAAGGAAATAAATAAAATTATGGAACAACTAATCGAACAAATGAAAATAATTATGGGTACAAACTTTGGCTTGTACTTTAAAGCGCACGGTTATCATTGGAACGTAGAGGGTCCTAACTTTGCCGAGTATCATAATTTTCTTGGCGCGTTTTACGAAGCAGTATTTAAACAAACAGATAGCATTGCTGAACATATTCGTGCGTTAAATTCATACGCACCAAGCACATTAGCTAGAATGATAGAACTTTCGAAAATTAATGAATTGGCAGCAACTCCATCATCACTTATTATGATGTCAGAACTTGCACAAGATAATGATAAGTACATTATGGAATTGCGTACAGGTATTGCACTTGCTGATGCGGCCGATGAACCGGCTGTAAGTAACTTTTTACAAGATATTTTAGATGCTCATCAAAAACATGGTTGGATGCTAAAAAGTTTTACACGATAAAAAATGGATGACGGATACCTTGGTAATTCGAGACTCAAACGAGTCGGTGTTGAACTATCCTACACTGAAGAGCAACTAAAAGAAATTGTGAAATGTGCTGAAAATCCGGTATATTTTATTCGTACATATGTTAAGATTGTTAACGTAGATAAAGGTCTTGTGCCTTTCGACATGTGGCCATTTCAAGAAGATATGGTCACACAGTTTCACAATAATCGTTTTGTTATCGCAAAAATGCCCCGACAAGTT